GTAGCATCGGTCGCTCAATCAGTATTGGGTTGAGTGCCAACACTAAGAACTTTGCTAAAAGTTTAAGGTCTGCTGAAAAGAACCTTGAACGTTTCAAGAACGGTGTCAAGATACTCGGTACTGCTGTTGCTGCATCGTTTGCTGCCATGGGTGCCGCTGCTTTGCTGTTTGGTAAGTCAGCCATCACTGCAGCCCTTGAGGATCAGAAGTCCCAAGTGCTGTTGGCTAAAACCATTAAGAACAATGCCAAGGCTCGTAAAGGATTGCTCAAGGACTCTGAGGCAACCATTAGTGCTTTGGAATCCCAATACAACATTGTTGACGACAAGCTTCGCCCAGCATTTGGCAAACTGGTCATGGCCACCAAGTCTGTAAGCAAGTCACAAAAGATTATTCGTACCGCCATAGACATTAGTGCCCAGTCTGGCAAATCTTTGGATTCGGTCGTGTCAGCGTTATCCCGGGCATACTTGGGTAGCAACACTGCACTTAGCAAACTTGGTTTAGGTATTGATAAAGCCAAATTGAAAACAATGAGCTTCGACCAGTTGCTACAACAACTCACCAAGTCCACTGGTGGTGCAGGTAAGGCAGCTGCAGGCACTTATCAGGGTGCTGTTGACGGTTTAAGTATTGCTTGGGGTAATTTCCAGGAATCTGTGGGCTACAAAATCTTGCCTAAATTACAGACCATGCTCAAGTATGTAAAGACCAAAGTTGTTCCATGGCTGGGAGAAGTTAAGAAAGGTTTTGATGGGGTAGGCAAGGATGAAAGTTCTCCCGCTCAAACCTTAGGTAGAGCCATTAACACAATGTTTTTATCGTTCCAAAACTTATTTGGCACATTGTCTGGTAGCCAGTCTGGGCAAAGTTTGTCCGTACTAGATCAGATGGCTACGGCACTAACCACCATTGCTAATGCCATTACCAAAGTCACTGATGCTGTAAGCAAAGCTGGGTCATGGTGGGGCAAGGTTGGTCCATGGGTTGATCTGCTAGGTGGACGTAACAGCGACTTGAGGCCTTGGGAATCACAAGGCTCATCAGGAGCACCATCCACGCCACTTGTTCGCCGTGGCAAAGGTGGTTACAGTGCAATGGTTAATGGTAGTTCCATGGTGACACCAAGCACTGCAAAGAGTGACAAAGGTGGCACCACCATCAATCTTAATGGCATTGTGGATGCTGAATCAGCCCGTCGTACCATCGAGAAGCTGATGAGGGAATCAAGCCTACGATCGGGCACAGTTAACCTGAACGGAAGTATATTTTAATGGCCGCTTGGACCCCAACTTTGTACCTAACTGACGGGGCAACAATCCCGACGAGTTACTCGGACCATGCCGAAATCCAGTCCATCAATGTGGCTGGTGGACGGTACGACACCACAACCCAGCCGACCGGGCGAACCATGACAGTGCAGTTAACACCACTGACAAGCTTTACACCGCCCACCATCGCTGACCCACTACAACTGTTCACCACTGTTGGTGGCTACGCCTACGACCTGTTTAACGGCATGATTACAGACATCACGTTCTCGTACCGTAACTTCAGCAACGGCAATGGCATCCCGACCTACACAATCACCGCTATGGCAGCCATCGGAACCCTTGAATGGAACCGCTGCACACCGATTAACTACAGCCAAGACTATGCAGGTGCCCAGATTCTCGCCATGATGAGTGACTGGGGAATTGGCTCACAATACAACAATGCCAATACATACAATTCGACCACCATTCCACAAACTGGTGGAGCAGTCTTAGATGCTGTAACCCATGCAGGCACAGAGAACCTTTACGACGTTATTCGTTACACAGCCTCGAGTGCTGGTGGTGTGTTTTATGACCGGGGCGATGGCACCATTTGGTACGACAGACGAGCAGACCGTAGCAATCGTTCAGCCTTTACCCTAACTACCAGCGACATTGATGCCAGTATTGCTTTCACACGATCCATTACAGCCATCGGTAATGACGTTAAGGTCATTCGGACAGGTACAGATGCCACAGCTAGTGACTCAACGTCGATCGGCAAGTTTGGTAGGCGTACTGGTGAACGAGATACCAGAATCCATAACTTGAGTGATGCCCAAACCTTGGCAAACAGTTTTGTTGCTGGATTCAAGTCCCCAGTATGGCGACCTGAACAAGTGTCATGCACCCTGACCAATCCAGACATGACAGATGCAACCCGAGCCAACCTGCTGGGAATATTTTGTGGCTCAAAGGTGACCATTCCAGTACCATCACAAATCGGTGGCGGAACAGCGACCTACTTCGTGGAAAACTTCACATGGACCGTAGGCGTCGGATACCTGAACGTGTCACTTGGCCTAGCACCAACCAACGACAGTATCTAAAGATAGGATAGTTTTATGGCTTTTCATAAACCAACCAACAGCAACAAGGTCACTTGTGCCTACCACACCAAAGGTGGACAATGGCAGGCTGGCTACCACACAGGCACCGACTATGCAGGCGACTACGGAGACCCAGTGTATGCAGTTGCCGGTGGCCATGTAGTTCATGCCAATCGTATGGGGGGCTGGGGCCTTGCCTACGGCATCCACGTCATCATCGAATCTGAGGGCGTAGTTGAGGGCAAATTACAAACCCTTTATGCCCACCTTGCTTACGTCAACCTCGAGGTAATCGGCAAGGGCAAGGTCAAAGCAGGCGACATCATCGGCTATGTAGGCTCAACGGGCACACGATCATCAGGCCCGCACCTACACCTCGAGATGAGGGTTGCCCCATTCTTGTACGACAACAAGACCCTGAACCCTGAATCGGTTATCAAACTGTCTACTGTGCCAGTCAAGAAGCCACCAGTTAAGAAAGTAGGGTCAGTCAAACGATGAGCCACGACACCTTGACCCAACTCACTGCAGCTGCTGGAACCGTCGCTCGGGTCTTTGTCACCACCTTTATTGCAGCCATCCTGACAGCAGGGAACTACTCAGAGACATCATTGAAAGCGGCTTTATATGCCGGAGCAGGGTCTGTGCTCATGGTGACCTACAACTATCTGAACAAATCGGACACCCGATACGGTATTGGTTATGTCCCAAGGTGAACCTACACTAGGTGAAATCCTCAGACGGCTCGATGAACTGTCCCAAGATGTCAAAGACCTACCCCTACGGGTTCAGGAGGAGTTCGTACGCCGTGAAACTTATGTTGCTGAACGCCGCCATCTTGATGATCGTGTCAGCCGTCTTGAGTCACGTTCTGAGTGGATTGTTAGGACTGTAGGGGCTTTAGTTATCGGTCTGGTAGTTGGAGCCTCATCCATCTTTAGATAACGGTCTAGGGCCTTACAATGGCCTTATGGACGTAGCCCCAGAACCAACCCCAGTAGCCAACATGTTGCACCATGTTCGGGAGCAAATCTTTCCCGAGGGTGCTTTGTGCACAGCTTGGGTTCTGTCAACCGAGTGGATGTCTGCAGACGGCGAATGGTACACGTTCACGATTACTGATGATTCTGCACCTGTCTGGCACCATGTAGGACTGTTGGCTAAGTCCGCTCAGGAACTGGATGCCGAAATGGCTGACGACACACCTGACCTCGATTAACTTGACAGGTTGCTAAATAGGCGTATCGTTATCTATGTGCCCAACCCCGGGCATTATGAAAGGTTAAATCATGAATCCCACTCAAGAACTTTTTACGACTTTTACAACTGAAAAGCTCGTAACATTGCTCGACAATAAATTACTAAATTCAGACCAAGAAGTTGCAGCTCGTCGAGTTCTAAAGGATCGCCTTGAGGGCCTTGATGAATTCATCAAGTCAGAGGCACTTCACGAAAAGATTGTGAGTGCCTAATGATTAAAGCAATTAACGCCACAGGCTGGGCCATCGCCCTATTCGGCATATTGGTAGGCGAAACCATCCACCCAGCACTACTTGTAGCCCTTGCAGCTGCATCAGGCTTCTGCTTCTGGCTATCCCATGCCCTCTACAAAGAGGTCTTACAGCACCGCTACTCGGTGCAAGATGCACCTATCGCTTCACAACTCTCACGTGATCTAAGGATTGAGATTTAACCATGGCACAGCAGACAGGCCTAGTATGGCTAAAGAACCGTATGGACGAACTGGGTTACAAGAACCTAGACACCGTTGCTGCAGAGATTGGCACCCACCGGGGCAACCTGTGGCGATACTTCAACCATGACAACATCCCAAACATGGGACTGCTACCAGCCATGTGTGACGTACTAGCCAGCAACCCAACCGAACTACTACGTGCCCTCAAGATTTTAGGTCCACGCCAAACAGTATGACCGTCTGGAGCCAACAGCGCCACGATGAAAGTATTTGGGCACAGGACCTCTTTGTAGACATCCTGAACTACAAAACTGAACGTAACGCCAAGGTAAACGACAACATCTACGGCATCGATGTCGTAACCGATGAATACGACTTCGAGGTAGAGATAAAGCACAACTGGGTAGGTAGGGAGTTCATTTATGACACCATGCACTATGCAGCACGTAAACGAAAGTTCATCACTCCACGATCATTCTTTGTGACATTCAACTCTGATGCCACAAGGTATTTCATCACCCACTCAAGTGCATTGAAAGACCAAAACATCATCATGAAAGACACCAAGTACAGCACACTAGAGCCGTTTATTGTGGTTCCTGTCAGACTCGGCCACTTTAATGATGTTCCTAACGAAATCAGAAAGGCTTATCCATGAGCTTTAACATGAACGACTACATTGACGTAAAGACCCGTATTGCATTGTTCTATGCAAAGTATCCAGAGGGCTCACTCCAATTCCATTTCAAGGGCAGCCTCGAGCATGACCCAGAAATGATTTGGGGCATCGCCTACGCCTACCGCTCGCCAGACGACATACTTCCAGCCATTGGACATGCTCAGGAACTAGCCAAGGGCAAGACCAATTTCACCCGTGGATCCGAATTGCAAAACTTGGAAACGTCAGCAATCGGGAGGTGCATTGGCATGCTCAACATTGGAATCGATAAGTCACTGGCAACCTCGGACGAGATTGAGGCTGCACAGGAACGCCAACGCCCTAACCCGGTCTACAAGACAAGTGTCACATCGGCTCTTGCCAGCGAGAAGCAACTTGAAACGATCACTAAGTTGATGCCATCAGCCCAGTACGTTGCAGACTGGAAAGCCGAACGAAACATCACAGGCAAAATCAATAAGGCCGAAGCATCAGACCTGATTGCTGACCTGCTTAACCTGAAAGCACAGAACAAAGATGGCTAAGGTCGTACTCCTGGACACACCAGCTGCACACTACGAAGCAGGCTTCTGTAACGGACTCATGATGCTCGCCTCATGGCTACGAGACAACGAACGGCCAACAGCACAAACCAAACGAATACTTGAAACGATTACAGCCCTAGTAGGAGAACAAAATGAGACTTAACATGACAGTCGTCGGGAACCTCACCAAAGACCCAGAACTACGGTTCACAGCGTCAGGCAAAGCAGTAGCCAACCTAGTCATTGCTTGCAGTGAACGAAAGTTTGACAAAGAGACCAACACATGGAGTGACGGCAAAGCAGTGTTCATCACTGCCACCGTATGGGGCAAAATGGCTGAGAACGCTACAGAGACCCTACAAAAGGGCATGCAGGTCATTGCTACTGGTGTTCTACGCCAGCACGAGTTTGAGGATAAGCAAGGGGCACAACAACGCCGCTTTGAGCTTGAAGTGGACAACATTGGTGCAGGCCTATCCAACGCTGTAGCCAAGGTCGAAAAGATTAAACGAGACACCTCACCGGCATCAGTAGATCCATGGGGCCTAAACTTGCCCCAGTCAGACGAAGTACCTTTCTAAAATCACACGTTCTAAACTACCAATTTAACGTCAGGGCGTGACTCAAACCGCTGGCCTGCTAACCAACAGGCTTAACCGCCGTCTGAGGGCGTACCTCGGCATGGACGGACTACACCATGCAACCCCATCCCACACACAATCAAGGCAGGGAGAGTTAATCACTGTGGTACCAAACCGAGTCACCTGGTATCGAGAGACCAACATGATTAACACAAGGCGTGACTATCCGTAAGGATCCATACACCAGTACCGCTCATCCATGACGGACAGGAGATTTGGCTGCTCTTGGTAGCCATTCCCTGCCCACTAAGCCAATCAAGACAGGAGTCAATCAGTGATACCACAATCAACACTCAAGAAACTTGCAACACTAGAACACCAAATACAGGAGCAACAATTCATCATCAACAGACAAAAGACAATCATCCGGTCATTGGAGTCAGAGCTTGAGAAGTCTATTAGTGAACGTCTTAAGTGTCTAAAGTGCAGAGTAAAGTTAAGAGAGTTAAGGAGGAATGATGGGGGTACGTGCTAAGGGCTGGGCAAAGACACGACTGGCCATACTGCAGCGAGATGGTTACGAATGCCATTACTGTGGTGGTGTAGCCACAGAGGTCGACCACGTCATACCTCGAGCAAATGGTGGTAGTGAGGAGCCAGAGAATCTAGTGGCATCATGCATGAGGTGTAACAGAAGCAAGGGCAAGCGTATTGCACCTAAGAAACGCTTTTTTGAGGCGATGAATGGACACCCGCCCGCAGGCGGGATTATTCCCCCGATGAGGAAATTGGGACCACCTGAGGCAGGATTAGATCGTGAATGACAAAAGTATTCTTAATAATGTTCAAATTGCTATTCTTAATAGTGGTGGTTCTCTCACTGGCCATGATGCTGGTGCTGTCGCTGTTCTGTATCGGCTATCTATGCTTCTTGACGCTAAGTTTGATGCTGGCGATACTTCAGACTTAGCCCAGTTGCTAGCTCGACATGCAAACTTGATGGATGCATTGTTGTTGACACCTAAGAGCCGTAATGTGGCTTCTAGCCCTAAGAGTGAGGACATTGATCATGGCAAAGACTTTGCCGAAACGTATCTACGGCTCATCAAAACCCCGGATACAAAGCAGCCCGTTAAAAGGGCAAAGCCTCGGGCCACTGGTGGCACAACTGGCGGAAAGCCTAAACCTGCCGTTGATGGAGTGGCAAAGGCACGTAATGGATCAGGCACTGGTGGTCGACAAGGACGGAAAGTGGATTAGGACCACTTGTGGGGTTCTTGTAGCTCGTCAGAATGGCAAGACCCACCTGATGAGGATGAGAATCCTTGCAGGCCTGTTTATCTTTGGTGAAGCACAGGCGTATGGCATGGCTCAGAACCGCCGATTGTCTCTGGATACATTGTGGAAAGTTGTTGACATTATTGAGTCCACGCCGTGGATGAAACGCCGAGTGAAAAGGATAAGTAGGACTAATGGAAACGAAGGTGTCGAGGTATGGTGTGAGCACTTTCCTGAGCAGTGCCCCTCGGGATGTCAACGGGTTCGCCGTTATCACATTCTTGCTGCTACCGCTGACGGTGCTCGTGGTGCCAGTGCTGATTTACTTTACATTGATGAACTCCGTGAAATTGGGGAGCCCGTTTGGGCTGCAGCTGCACCGACCACCCGTGCACGCCCGAATGCTCAGACTTGGGTCACCTCGAACGCTGGGACAGCAGACAGCACTGTGCTTAATGATTTACGATCCCGAGCGATTGCTGACCAGTCACCTCGATTGGGCTGGTGGGAGTGGTCGGCGGAACCCCATTGCAAAATTACTGACGTTACTGCTTGGCAGGCAGCAAATCCTGCACTTGGTCACACGGTTCAGATTGAGTCGCTTGAGGATTCGGTTGCACGTGACAACCCGGACAACGTAAGAATCGAACTATTATGCCAGTGGATTGATGCAACGGACTGCCCATTCAACCTGGCACATTGGGATGCAGGCCTTGACCGAACATTAGTCATGAGTCCAGACCTACCGACATACATGGCGTTTGACCTTGATTTCAATAGAACATCTTGCTTCCTTGTATCTGCACAGGTCACAGAGACTGGTCTAAACGTCTACAGCCACTCATGGGAACGTGATGAGCCGTTGAATGAACTAGAACTAGCTTCAGAGATTGCATCGGTTGTGAGGCGTTACAAGACTCGTAGTGTGGCTTATGATCCTCGGGCTGGGGAGCATGTTGCCGCCCATTTGAAGCGGGCTGGGGTGCACACGGACCCGACCCCTTGGAGTGGTGCAGTGTTCCCGACCTTGTGTGATATTACGATGACGGCGATTCAGTCGAAACGTTTGCACCATGTGGGCCAGCCTGAGTTGAAAGCCCAGTTGGCTGCATGCTCAAGACGGCCTGCCTCGGATGGTGGATGGCGTATTGCTCGTAAAACTTCGGGTTCAATTCCTGCAGCTGTGGCGATGGTTATGGCTGTGGGTAATGCTGAGATGCCCAAAACTGTGGTAACGGTTGCTGTATGATAGCCGTATGATTCAGCCCGGTACTTACAACACCACAATTTATTGTGGAGCCACTTGGGATAAGACCTTTACGTGGACTATTGATGGCACTGCAGTTAACTGGACTGGTTACACAGCCAAGTTGCAGGTGAAAGAGTTCCTAAACTCTGCTAGTGTTCTAACCCTGACCTCGGGTAGCGGCATTACGTTAGGGGGAAGTGCAGGGACCATTGCTTTGGTGATGAGCTCGGCACTAACTGGTGCCGTTACCCCGGGGTCTTACTTGTATGATCTTGAAGTTACTAATGGCTCTGTCACGTATCGTGTGCTCGAGGGCAAATTACAATTCGATGGTCAGGTGACCATTTAGTGGCTACTGTGATTACTACTGTTGAACCCACCACGGTTACGGTTGGGTTTGATGATGATGTCACAATTGCTACCACCACCCAGAGTGTAAGTATTGAGGTTGAGGTCGCTGGCCCACAAGGTGGTCAAGGCCCAGCAGGCGTAACTGCTAATTCATCCTTGGCATTGCAGCCTGAATTGCTTATTGTGGGTGCCATAACTCGTAACTCAACAAATGTCGTCACTTCTGCAGCTGTGGTGTGGCCTGATGGGGTGTCTGGTACCTACACCTCATTGACCTTTGATTCTGCTACTGGTGCAGTGAACTCGTACCAGATCACTAAGGGTGCAGCGACTTACACTCAACCAACCTTGACTCGTAACTCCGCCGGGGCAGTTACAAACCGACCAGCGATTGTGGTGACATAATGGGCGTACTTGATGTTCCTTTTAATAGAAATGTAAATGTAAACAATCTTGAGAATCCTTTTGCAACTTATGAGGGTCAGCAGGTTGTTTCTACTTCTGAAAACTTTTGGGCAAGGCTTGGTCGTTTAGGTCGCTTACGTTCTATTACTAAAAACTCTACAGCCTTTACCGCAGGTTCTTATGGCACGTACAATGTGCAGTACAACATTGGTGCTTCGTCAACAAACAAGTTTCCCACGCTCGGTCACATTTTTTATCCACAAGCAATTACCGTATCAACAACTGTTGATGCCGAAGTGTGGATTGCTGTCTATCAACCTACTTCCGATAATACGGCTCAGTTTATTGAACAGGGTGGCTTTGTGAAAGCAAGTACACCGTTTACTTGGTATCCTGATGGTTCGGTATTTTTAACATCTGGTGATGGTTCTGGTTTTGATGGGCAGATTATTATTCGTATCGGTGGACCTAATGCTGGAAACTACCGAGCCAATGTTACTGGTATTGAAATTGCTAGGGGTGAAGTTTAATGTATCGTGGTGGAACTTATCTATCCATTGGTGATTCAATCACTTGGAACAGTATTTACGGAACAACAGCACCAGTCCTTAATGATGGGGCACATTACAATTTCTTGACTGCTCGCTGGATCGATACCAACAAGGGCAATATCCAGTTCATCAATAAGGGTTCTGGTGGTGCTAATTCCACAACTACATGGAATAACCGAAACTTTTGGTGCAACATTAGGGCAGACCTAGCAACTATTTGTTTGGGTACGAATGACTCGGCTGCTGCACAGATATCCACCTCGACCTACCAAACAAATCTGACAAACATTATTGGCAGACTACGAACTGTGAACCCAAATGTTCGTATTGTTATTTGCACTCCACCACCGACCATTGATCCTAACCGTTCAACTATTGGTGACTACGCCACTGTCTGTGTCAACCTTGCAACATCATTGAACACTACGGCTAGCCCGGTCACCGTGTGCCGCTTCGACCAAGCTTGGGCAACAGACACTTTCAACATTCAGTCGATTACTGCAACATCAGGTTTGATGACTGTTAATGCTACTGCTCACGGTTTAATTACTGGTTCACAAATTAGTATTCGTGGTTCTGCACAGTCCACCTACAATGTGACTTACAGCGGTGCAACATCCACTCCAGTAGTTACAAGAATAAACAATGACCAGTTCACTATTGCAGGTTCAGGTTTCTCTACTGCTGGTGACTCCACTGCTGGCATGGCTGGCTTTAGTGACAACGTGCATCCGACCACCACAGGGCACATACTGTTATCAAATGCACTTACTGCCGTCATCGGTTCCGATGCTTGGTACTCACAACTAGGCGTGATCTCGTAATGGCCTGCCGTACCGGATGCCCAACCCAAGACTGTGACTCGTACGCCGATTGCTGTAAATCAATCAGTGTGGATAAGACCTCACTAAAGGTCAAATAGTCGAACAAATGTTCGACCCGTCTGCTAGGGTGTTCCTGTGGGGATTCTCAACGCTATGAGGCTAAATACTGGTGAGCCATCACCTGAGTATGTGCCAACTGTCACAGCAGCCGTTTTGCCCTACACACCGCCGTCTTACGGCTCGTATGGGATGCCGTTCGATAACCTTGGCTCGGTTTATGTAACCCGTGAATCTGCCATGAGTGTTCCAGCTGTAGCCCGTGCACGTAACGTGCTAGCAGGCACAATCGGTACCATTCCGTTGTGTGAGTTCAACAGCCAAGACCAAGAGATCACACGCCGTAAAGTTATAGACCAGCCTGACCCAGCAGTTCCCCGGGCAGTCACAATCACTTGGCTTGCTGAGGATTTATTGTTCTATGGTGTCGGCTACCTACAGGTTATGGACGTTTCGCCTGCTGATGGCCGTCCATACAAGTTACGCCGAATTAACCCAACCCGAGTTTCATACAATCTAGCCACAGACCGTTCCATCATCGACTCATACAACATTGATGGCAACAAACTACCCAACGACGGTTTGGGTTCCCTGATTGTGTTCCAAGGCTGGGACGAGGGAGTTTTATCCCGTGCAGGCCGAACCATTCAAACCGCCATCGAGCTTGAAGCCGCCGCCTACCGTATGGCATCCGAGCCCGTCCCACAGATGGTTCTCAACAATGAGGGCATGAACCTTGATGGCGATTCTGTAGCGAAACTTCTAGCATCCTTTAAGCAGGCACGTCGTGACCGTTCAACCGCCTACACCGAGGGCCCAATCAAATTGCAAACACTCGGGTTTGACTCGGCTCAGATGCAACTTGTTGAAGCCCGTTCTCATGCAG